ACGCAAATACTATTATTTCTGAAATGGTAGCGGATTATGAGTTAAGAACTGGCAGAGCTTTAGAGCCTGCACAAGTCGAAACGCTCTTAATCCAAGCTTTTGCGTATCGTGAATTGCTTATCAGAAATCAGATACAAGATGCAAGCCTTCAAAACCTTGTGGCTTATGCTCGTTTTCCGATGCTGGACCATTTAGGCGTATTGGTTGGAGTTACTCGTTTACCTGCTGCATTGGCTCAGACAACGTTATTATTAACGCTTGTTTCTGGTCACGGTGACGTTGTTATTCCTGCTGGATTACGTGTAAATTCTACCGATGGACGTGCTGTTTTTGAACTTGTAGAAGACACTGCTGTTTTAACTGGAATTGATACTGTATCAGCGACATTTATTGCGCAAACTGCTGGTAAGTTGTCGAATGATTACGCAATAGGAACTATTTCTGTTATTTTAGATCCTCAGCCATATTTAGCAACCGCTTCGAATACTTCTATTACTGAAAGAGGCTCAGATGAAGAAACAGACGAACAATTAAGAGACCGTATAAAATTAGCTCCTTCAGCGTTTTCGAATGCTGGGAGTCCTAAAGCGTATATGTTTTGGACCTTTACCGCATCTCCATTGATAATAGATGTTGCAGTAGATAATAAAAAATGTACAGTAGATGGAGTTCCGTTAGGGTTGGTAGTAGGAGATAAGATACCAGGTACGGTTGAAATATTTCCTTTAATGGCAAATTTAGCAACTACACCAACGGAAATTTTAGACGCCGTTTATACGGTTTTGAATGACGATAAAAAAAGACCGCTTACGGATTCTGTTTTTGTAACTTCGCCAACTGCAGTTGTAACCGATATTACAGTTGGATTGATTTTATATGAAGGAACAGTTCAGAGTGATATTGTGCCGGTTGTAATAGCTAATTTGGAAGCGTTCAGGGACGGTAGACGTAAATTGTTAGGACAAGATATTGTTATAGACCAAATAAAAGCGTTATGTATGATTGACGGAGTTTATAAGGCAAACGTTACAGTGCCCGCAAGTGATTTGGTTATAACTGAAACGCAATTTGCAAATATCACAAGTATTAACGTGACCGTTACAGGTACTAATGTTGGGTAATATGAAAACGATTAAAAAAGTAGAAATAGAGCCTGTTTTTGTTGATTTTATTCCCGATATTTTAGAAGAAAATAAATTTTATATTTCAGAGGAATATAAATGCGCAATTCATTTATGCCTTTGCGGTTGTGGAGAAAAAACTATAACGCCTTTAGGCGGTGGAAACAATTGGGATTTGATTAAAAATTCAAATGGTACAATTTCATTAATCGGATCTGTTGGAAATTATAATTTTACTTGCAAATCACATTATATAATTACAAATAACGTCGCAAAATTCTGCTAATGAGCCAAACTAACGAAAATATTTTAGCCGATTCTATTGCAGGCGTTCCGCATTTAGCAGCGTTTGACGCTATGGTTGCAGCACGCATGAATACCGTAGAACTCGAAGCGTTGCTTGTTTACGTTATTGATTCAGTTTCTGCAAGTGCATTACCGACTTTGGCACGTCAATTTGACGTCGAAGGCTTTGTTGGCTATGGAGTCGCTACAAATGACGCACAACGTCGTGAAATAATAAAACGAGCTATTGAGCTGAAACGCTACATGGGAACAGTATTCGCTATTAAAGAAGCAATGCGAACTGTAGGATATACTGACGCTACTTTGACTGAAGGAATTGATATGGGTAATCCGTTAATTGACTGGGCGCGTTTTTCTATTGATTCAGAATTAGGCGACACGGTTGGATTAGACGGAATATCTCAGTCAAATTTAGCAAAGCTAATTCGTGAATACAAAAACGTTCGTTCGTATCTTGAAGGAATATCGTATAAATTAGGTATATTTGACACAATACCGGAATTAATTGATACTTTAAATATCACTTACGAAGCGCCAACACTGGAAGAAGATTTAGGTTATAAACGATTTTTCTATGATGGAGTTTACAATTACGACGGAACTCAAAAATATCTCGAATCGAATGACTCACTAATTATTAATATATCAAACGCATAAAATGAAAGACACGATAGGAAATTTAAAAGGGCTATTTTACCTTGAAATTATTTGCGCCAAAACAGGCGAAATTTTAGAAAAATATACCGACAATAATTTAGTTGTAAACGGTGGACGTACTGCTGTAACTAACTTGTTGGGTGCTGCAACTTCCGGAAAACAATTAACTAAATTATCAGTAGGAACAAATGGAACGGCTCCTATAGGAACTGATTCTGCAATTACTGGAGCTTTTACTAAATCATTAGGTGCGGTGACGTATCCAACAATTTCAAGCGTTAAATTTGATTTTCAATTGGGAGCTTCAGATGCTAATGGTATCGGTATTCGTGAATTTGGAATAGTTTGTACTGACGATACTCTTTTTGCCCGAAAAACACGTGAATTGATTAATAAAAATTCAGATATTATTTTAAATGGTAGCTGGACAATTTCATTTTAATATTTAAGATATGGCAAACGTAACAGAAACGTCACAATGGGTAGCTGGTATTTATCAACTCGAAACTGCGGACCCAGTTGAAGGAGGTTCTGGGGGAATTTCCAACAGACAAGCCCAAGAGCTTGGAGATAGAACAAGATGGCTATACGATCAATTAATACCGAAAAACAAAGGTTACTTCACTGGACTACAAGTAGGAGCAAGTGCTGGGGCATTAACCGTGTTTGGTTTTGTTTCGGCTGTAGCTGTTAAATTGAGCGACGATGACAGCAAAGTGACAGTAACTATGTCGACTCCAATGAACGGAACTAATTATATAGTTAAATCTTACAATCAATCAATGAGTACAAGTATCGACACTGATAATGACGTATGCTCGGCTGTTTTTAAACCAATTTCTTCAACAGTTTTTGAAATAGCTTTTAGAGAAGTCTCGAGTCAAACTCAAAACTTAAGGATTCACATGGAAATATTTAACTTATAAAACTATGGCAGATATAAAAAAATTAGCTCCAGTAGTTGCAAAATGGGAAGCTGGATTTGTAAACGATCCAACCGACAAAGGAGGCGCAACGAATATGGGTATCACAATTGGAACCTGGAGACAAATCGGATACGATAAAGACGGAGACGGAGATATTGACGTTCAAGATATAAGAGCACTTGACGAGCACGATTTTTCAGCAGTTTTAAAAGTTTACTGGAATAGATGGCAGGCAAATAGATTAATAAATCAATCCGTTGCAAATATTTTAGTTGATTGGGTTTTTACTTCTGGAGCTTGGGGCATTAAAATACCTCAAAGAATTTTAGGATTGAAAGAAGACGGAGTTGTTGGACCTAAAACATTGGAGGCTTTAAATTCTCAGGATCAAAAAGAATTATTTAATAAAATTTTTGAAGCACGAAAAAAGTTCTTCAATGATATTGTAATAAATTCAGTTTTAAAGTACGAAAAAGAAATTAAGAGGAAATCTACGGAAAAAGAAAAGCTTAAGTTTACTCAGAAAAGATTTTTAGCTGGCTGGCTAAACAGACTTAATGATTTTAAATACAACTAAACCGCTTAATTAGCGGTTTTTTTTATTTACCATATAAACGCAAAAAATACGCCCTAGAGCGTATTTAATGACTAACCAAAAAACTTACCAAAACTTATCGTTTGTAAATATAAGGATTTTAATTTACTGATGTTAATTTTTTACTAAAAATCGTCATCGTCATCGATTAGAGTTTCATTTATTATTTGAATAGGCTCGGACTGAATAGGAGTTTCAACAACCGTTTCAACAACCGTTTCAAAGTTTTCGTAGACTACTTGTTCAGGTTTAACGATGTTATTTATTTTCTCAACTGCTGAATTATTTGAAGGCATTTCTGAATATCCAACATCCTGAACTTCATCTTGTGACTGCATACCCATTAGTACGTCGGGACAATGCAAACGACCAAAAAAAGCAGCCGCACGATACTGTAACATTAATTCAGGCATTGTTTTCCATTTAGAGCCGGATTTAGACATCCAGCCTTCAGCCGTAGCCATTGCAATTGAGCATTCAGGACCTTCAATTAGTGTTCCATCTTGACGCTTAGTAAATGCACGGCACGATTGTTTGTCTTTTGAGACATTGAACTGTAGCGGATCTGAAAATCGACCACATGAATTAATTAATGCGATTATGAAAGAAGATCCCCAACTTGGTTTTCCATGAATAACATTCATATTTTGCATAACCATTAAAGGAGACATTCCGACACGATTAGACATTTCTAAGGCGACAACGCAATTTGGTAAATTTCCTTGGTAAGCGGTAGGAACCATGGTTGACTTGCTTAACAATCCAGCCATGCGTTGTGCGTGCTCAAATGTTTGTGTATTATCGAATACTGATATTTGGTGAGTTGATTGTAAACTCGGTAAATTATTTTCCATTGATAAGTTTTTTTAAAGGTGTCGGGTTTTACGACACCCTGTTATTGATTATTTATTATATTTTTCATCCCACGCCTTAATTTGTTCAGGGGTTTTAAGCCAATTCAAGCAAGGTCGGTTTTCTGGCATAGTGATAGAAGAAATTAATCCAAGCATTTCGTCATAAGTAACTCCAACAGCTTTTTTGCCTTCAAACGATACATCGAAACATCCTGTTTTATAATCTGTACCGTCTGGATTTTTTCCGATATGTGGCTCTATTGTTATTTGACTTTCCATAATTAAAAAGGTAAATCTTCGTCTTCAAATTCCGCATTTGCTTGTGATTGCGTAATTCCATTAACTCCAAATGCTCCCTGCGCTGGTTCTTGTGGGTAAGTTTGTTGTGGAGCAGGCGCAGGACTTGCATTATATTCTGGCTGAATTTTTGATATTTTCCAACCTTGAATAGTGTTGAAATAAACCGTTTCACCTTGTGGATTAACCCACTCACGACCACGCAAATTAATTCCGATATTTACCTTATCGCCTGCTTTGTAATTTGCCAATAAATTACATTTATCCTGCACAAATTGAATTAAAATGTGTTGAGGGTATTGTTCGTCAGTTGTTACTACACAATCACGTTTTTGAAATCCTGAAGAGCCTACATCTTGAGTTTCTCCGACCATTTTTAAAATTCCTGTTACTTCCATAATTATTTGCGTTGGTCGCCACCGTTAAATTGATTTATTAAAAAAAATGACCGCTCTTGCACCTGTCCGAATAAATCGTCTTTTGGATTTGAACCAAAACGCAAAGCTTTTACCATAATCTCGGTCAGCGAGCAGACTCGAACTGCATTACTCTTTGTTAC